GACGGTACAGCTGGGAGGTATCAACGTCTTTGTGATTAGCTATCCACTTACGCATATCGGTAAACTTCTTGTCCTTCAGTGTAGCAACAAGATCCTTGATATTGCTGTCGTGGTTAGCTAGAACACCAGCATCGATACTACCTGTTGCTCCATAGCGTTGTAGTTCGTTGATTACACGCCTGAAATCAGGGAAGTACAGCGTTATAAGCTCCGCTACCGCTTTTGGCTCATGTTTAATGTTTTCGTCGCTTAGAATCGCTCTGACACGCTTAAACATCTGGCTAGCCATAGCAGCCTTGTCCTTACCATTCACCTTGAATTCGATCACACTACATCGCGAATGCAAAGGGTCGATGATCCGATTCTTGAAGTTGCAGGTAAGAATGAATCCACAGTTCTTACTAAACTCTTCCATGAAGTTACGGAGAGCTGGTTGAGTGGATTGAGGGTTCAAGTAATCAGCCTCGTCGAGTATGACATACTTACGACCACCTGTGAATGAGATAGTAGAAGCAAAGTCCTTTATCTCAGTTCGTAGTGTGTCGATGTTACCATTCATCGATCCGTTGATTACAATATAGTCGACGTTAAGCTGCTCGCACATAGCACGAGCAACCGTGGTCTTGCCAATACCAGGACCTCCTGTTAGAAGGAGGTTGGGTATGTTTTCCTGATCGACAAACTGTTGGAAAGTCTGCTTGAGATCATCAGGAAGGATAGTATCATTGATAGTCTTAGGTCGATATTTCTCGACCCACAAAAAATCTTTTGACATCACGTTCTCTCATTATATATAAAATAAAACAGGGACTTATCGTCCCTGTCCTCGGTACTTCTTAAAGCTCTTGGCTGTGCTCTTATTCATCGAACTGGTCTTGAGCTTTCCGTTGCCAATAGAGGTACCTTTCATGGTACTGTGTTGTGTCAAGTTAGATCCGTTGATGTTACTGCCTACTCTTTTAGCCATTATGGCTGTCCCCCAAAGTAAGATGTTCCTTCCATTGCAATCCAGTAAGTAAGAGAGCCATCGGTTAACGTAAACTGAGCAAGCCTCTGAGTTGATATTGTGACATCATATGTGCCTGCAATCAACTTGAGGTTGTCTACCTTGAACACAACCTTGAACTGCTCGCTCGTCTTACCAACCTCATATGAGAACTGGTGAGCAGTCGTGTTCTTAGTATTAGTAGCCAGTACCTTAACAGTCTCTCCATCGCCATGTATAATCAGCTCTGGCAGACCCATCACAGAAGCAGCTTGCAGCAAGTGCTTGAGTACCTTATCACCAAGTATGAACTTGATAGGCTCGTCTGGTAGCGACATAGCCTTGTCAGGTGGGATCGTTACCATGGACCGATCAGCATAGAAGTATTGGCTACTTGCTTTGTTATCGTCACTGATAGACACGTAGTAAGTATCGAAGTCGAAGTCAGGCTCATCAAACAGACTAACTACTCCCAGGAACTCGCTAAGGTCGTAGATAGCAAAGTCTCTGGGAAACTCTTCTTGCACCATTGCCTGCGCGAGAACAGTCTTGTTCTGTGATACCGTACGAATCGTATTACCCTTAGTTACGGACAAGGTAGGGTTGATTGTAGAGAAGTTCTTGAGAACCTGTCCCGTACGTTGAGTTATCTTCATCGCTGTACCTTCTTCAGCTGCTCAGCGTCAACTGTAGCTGCCGCTCCAATTTGAGCGAGGTGTGCTAATGAGCCACCAAAGAAGTACGAGCCCATGTGCGTAGTACGCATCCAAGGACACAGCCATACTTTGATACCAGCTCTACGTGCCCACTGACAGAACATATAGTCCTCAGACAAGTAGCGCTTAGTCTCCTCGTCAATAACTGTATCGAAGTAAGCCATTATCTCCCGCGAGCCGTCAAAGTCTTTGGTACGTGCATGATCTGGCAGGTACATTTGACTTGGGTATGCCTCGTTAAACTTCTCGAAAGCTTCCCGACGGATCATCATGAATCCCGTACCACCCTCAAGCACTTCGACTGGCTCGCTGATCTTAAATGTACCGTTACCACTAGCTGGGTTGAATACAAAGTCACCTACAAAGTTGTCTAGTTCGTTTGGATTCTCGTCAGCGTATCCACGATCAACTGCATCCTTGATCTTTTCCCAAGCAATGGTCTTCTTGGGATAAGGAGCACACATAATGTCATACTCTGTGTCATCGCTCATCAAAGCTAGCATAGCAATCACATCATTGTAATCGAAACCAATATCACTATCCAAAAAGATCATGTGTGTGCAATCTGAGCGCATAAACATATCCGCACAATAGTTACGTGCTCGTGTAATCAACGACTCGTTAAACAAGTAGAAGAACTGAACCTCGATCCCATACTTTGCTGCTACAGTAGCGAGGTCGGTAGACGACTTCGTATACGTACCAGCACACATACCACCATACATTGGAGTACAAACCATTAGCTTGCGTTTGCGTAACTCCTCAACCCCTACTTCAACTTCCATAATTAAACTCCATACTTGTTATCGTGCTGCTTACCAGCACCGTAATCGCCATCATACTGAAACATCGTATCAGCTTTAAACAATAAAAATTGTCCTACGCGAGTGCCAGGCTTCAGCATCATAGGACCATTGTTGACATGAAGGACGCCTGCCATCACACCTTCATAGCCAGAGTCGTACAGGCCTGATGTAATAAAGCATCCATTGCGATTGAGACTTGATCTAGCAACAACTAACCCAGCTTCATCTTCGCCAATAGATATCGTACCCTCCATTACAATCTCATAACTGCCTGGCTCCAATCGCCACCAGCCGTCTTTGCCGAGATCGACCGGCCTGGTCTCTCGATGCTGCTTATCCTCCTCACTTATAATAAACACCTGACTAAACGATTCAAATATCTTGTTGACTCGCAAGTCTACAGCATTGGGCTGTACCTGATCAGAATCATATTGAGATAGCACAGACTGTGTCTGTTCGCTAGCTAGATGAAGTAACATCGTAATCCTCTTTTTGAGTGAAGTGCCATAATAAAACAATATAGTGGACAGCTTTAAGCAGATCCTTTTTATTGTACCCATCTTTCTTACCATAACGCATCAGATACTTAATAGCAGTATCCCTACATGTAGTGTCGACAGACCCTAGAGTCTGCCACACGTCAATAGTCTGAACGTTGTTCTGCTCTTTACCAGCTAGCTCACCAACATAGTGGCCATCATAAGTCGACTCTATGTACGTCAACGCCTCATTGAGAATATCGTCTTCGTTGAACCTGAACTTCTCACTCATAGTGTCATCCCACATAGCTGATCAATGTAATCCATATTATCACGAGCAATATCAATCAGTGAATTATCCTTGCATTCGAAGTTGAAGTCAACCTCTTTCTCAAACTTGCCATCAACCAGACCGGTAGGAGATGTGTCAAACCTGATGCAGTTTAATCCAGCCCACACTGCTGCGCTGCTGTCCCACGTATCGATAGTAAAGTTTCTCACAAGGTCAATCTCGTTAGGACCATCGACCATTCCAAGCATATGGATCTTCTTGCCATGCCTGTGACAATTGTCAAAGAACCCTTTATCTTCCAGTGCGTGTAGTACC